GAATTAGGAAGTTATTTTCAAGAACAATTAAATACAAAACCATTACTACCTTTTGAAGGAGATCATATAATAGAAGGTAGATTTGGAAATTCAATAAGATTTGGTTCAACAGCTCCCGGCCCTAATGATTGGTCTTCTACGGGTCAAACAGGTAATCCTATTACTATTATTAGAAACGGCCAATCAGACGAATTAGATAGTAAAGGATGGGAACCTACTGTTGAAGATGTTAATAGAGATCTTTCATCTATTTACTTAACATCAACACAAAAATTAGATAAATTTGTACCCGCTTCTTTAAATTGGCAATCATGGGGTGCAACTCCTACAGTAGTAGAAGACCCAATAGAAGCTTTATCATCTCCTGTATTAGAAGAATTTACAGAACCAGAAGTAACAACAGATAAAGAAGAAGCAACTAATGCTTTAATAGCAGCTCAACCATCAGTAGATCAACAAAATGATGACTCAACAAATAATGATGAAGATCAGATAATAGAAGCAGAAGATAATAATGTCCCACCACCAGAGCCAGAAACATCTCAAGAAGAAAACGATGAGTTATCTTTATATGATGAATTACTTGCAAGCGATGATTTTAGTGAAGACGATTTTGAATCATTTGAAACAGAAACAACAACAGAAATACAATTAATAGGAGTAGATTTTTCTCCTACAATTTCTGCTGAAAGTAAGGCTTTATTAGTAGAAATAGGAGAAACTCAAACATCCTCTTATAGAGAAAATGGTGTTTTAGATCTTGAAATGAAGCTAGGAAAATATTTTAAATTATCACAACTTATACATTCAGATACATGTGTGTCAAATGGATGGCCTAATATACCAGGTCAAGACGTAAATGCAAAATCTAAATGGACTGAAGAATATATAATTAGAAACTTAGAAAACCTTATGACAAATGTTGTAGATAAAATATATGAAGCATATCCTGGAATGACTATATCCTCTGGATATAGAGCTAAAAAATTAAATGATTCTTTAGGATCTAGTGATGCTTCTCACCACCCACAAGGATGTGCAGTAGATCTTCAATTTAAAAGTCCAAGAATAAATACTTCTGAAGTAGCTAATTGGATTATTGATAATATTCCTGATTATGCTCAAATGATTTGGGAAAAACCAGAAGCAGAATCAAGAAGCTGGATACATATAGCATATCAACCAGGAAGTAGTAAAAAGAAACAAAATGATGTTTATACATCTAAAGAAAAAATATTAAGCTACTATGGTAATAGACGAAGAGGAGGTGGAAAAACTAAATATATGGAAATAGATAGAGCATATCAAAACTTAGTATAATGGAAAACCCAACACAACCATATGAATATGAAGGCAAACAAGTAATAATTAACTCAGACAGATTATTATTTAATGCTAAAAATGATTCTTTATTAGTATATTCTAATAAACACATGGCTTTTAGCGCTAATAATCATATTCATTTCGATACAGGAGATGAAGGTAATTTTGTAGTTAATGCTAATTTAATTCATATAGGTTTAGAAGGAGATAAAAAATCACCTGCAGAACATGCTGTTTTAGGAAATAATTTAGAAAGAGTACTAAATGATGTATTAGATATGGTAGATAATTTAATATATACTTTAGAATTTACCTATCCCGTTACTTGTGTAGCACCTCCTGTTGGACCTTGTGTACCTAGTGGAGCACCTGTATTTGAAGTAACTAAACAACAACTAGCAAATATAAAAAATAATATACCTTTATTTAAAAGTGACAGAGTAAAATTACCTACAGATAATATGTATGGAAAATAGATAAATAATATGCAAGCAGCAATACAAAAATTACTTAGTAAAAACCAAGTTATACTTGAAAAAGCAAAAAAGAAATTAAAAGACGAGGGGGCAAAATCTGTTTTAAAATATAAAAATAAATTACCTACTCCTAATCAACTTAAAGATAAATTTTCAACTTCTCAAGTGTGTACTAGATCAGCTGTAAATAAATCAGAAAAAACATATAGAAAACTTAAAAACTTTGCTAAAAAAGTTCAAAATGCTTTAGAAAAATCTCAAAAAGCTTTAGAAAAATTACAAGCACTAGTAAATAAAGTATTATCTATTATAGCAAAAATAGCAGCCCTAATAGCAACAGTAGATATAATAATAGGCGTATTACAAAAAATAGTCGCAGTAGCTAAAATATTAGTAAACGGGGTAGGCTTAATCCCACCACCTGCAACAGCACCTTCGGGTCCTATAATATTAGCAGATAAAGCAGCAACATTTGCTGAGGGAAAAATATCAATATTAAAAATTATATCTAGATCTTTTGTAAAAGCTTTAGATTTTCCTAGAAATAAAGCAAACAACTTATTAGCTTTAATACTAAAAGGAATAGCAGCAATAGTAGCATTATTAAACTTAGTTAAAATGCTTATACAAATGCTTGAAACATTATTTTTATTATTTTTAAATAGTTGTGCTGTTTCTAATCCTGGAGGAAATGGTAGCCAAACACAAAATACTGTAAATGGACAAACACCAGAAGAGTTTTTAGAAGGAATGCAATACCCAGGTTATGATTTAAATAAACCTGTAGCAGGTGGAGACCCATTTAGTGGATTAAATGATAAAGACGCCTTTGATTATTCAGATCCATTAGCAGAACTTTATGATTCTATAATAACCAATTTACAATTATCTGGTCAAAAAGAAATAATTGAAAAAATATTTAATGCAAAATTTGAAATGGTTGGATATAAACGTTATAAAGTTTAATTTAATTATATTTATAACAAACACTAAATAACAATATGAAAGCAAAAACTTTTGAAAATCTAATTAGAAAAGTAGTTAGAGAAGAAATCGATTATGCGTTACGTAGAGAAATTAAATCTCTTAAAGAAGATTTACGCGATGAATTAAAACCAACTATAACAGAACATACTGAAAGAATAGTCGAAGTACCTCAACAAAATTCTTTAAAAGAAAAAATAATGGGTAAAAAACCATTTAAAAAACAAAACTTTACATCTGATAGCACCTTAAATGATCTTTTAAACGAAACAGCAGCAGGTGATACAAACACACAATCAGCTATGGCACCAGTTAGCGACCCATTTAGTACAGGAGCCCCAATGGAAACTACAGGTATGCCTACAGAAGTAGCAAAAGCAGTAACAAGAGACTATAGTGGTTTAATGAAAGCAATAGATAAGAAAAAAGGATTATAAGTAAATGGCAGTTACTCAAAATATAGGAGAAGAAATAAATATAAACCCAATTGATTTACAAGATAGTAGAGCAGTAGGGGTTATATTTCCTTTTAATGCATCAGCTGTTTTTCGTTCTTCATATACAACACAAGAACAAGTTAAATCAAATTTAATAAATGTATTATTAACGGAACCAGGAGAAAGAGTATATGAACCTAATTTTGGAGTTGGTTTAAAAAATAAATTATTTGAAAACCAAATAAATGAAGATGAACTTGAATCAAGAATCAAAGACCAAGTAGCATTTTATGTCCCTGAAATAGAAATAACCAATTTAGTACTACAGGTTGTTCCGGATGAACATACTTTATATATAAGATTAACTTATAAATTTATATTAAATAATACTGAAGATTCAATACAACTTAATTTTAGATAATGGCTTATACAAAAACATCAAATAAAAATCAAGATAAAGATGTTAGATATTTAAATAAAGATTTTAACACTTTTAAACAACAACTAATAGAATTTACTAAAGTTTATTATCCAAATACTTTTAATGACTTTAGTGAAGGATCACCAGGCATGATGTTTCTTGAAATGGCTGCTTATGTAGGAGATGTTTTATCATTTTATACTGATACACAATTACAAGAAACATTTTTAACATTAGCTCAAGAAAAAGAAAATTTATATAATATAGCATATGCTTTAGGATATAAACCTAAAGTAACAACTACTTCTACTACTAATTTAGATGTATTTCAATTACTACCATCTAAAACAATAAATGATATTTACGTACCTGATTATGATTATACTTTAAAAGTAAATCCAGGCTCTACATTTAAATCAGTAGATGGTCCTGTTTTTAGACTTGAAGAAAGAGTAGATTTTGCTATGTCTTCTTCTATAGATCCCACAGAAGTTAGTGTATATCAATTAGATAATAACAATAATCCAACATATTACTTATTAAAAAAGAGTTCAAAAGTAATTCAAGCACAACCAAGAGCACAAACATTTCCTGTAGGGGTTTCACAAAAATATTTAAATATAGAACTAAAAGATAATCAAATAATAGGAATAGAAAGCATAGTAGATTCCGATGGTAATAGATGGACTGAAGTACCCTATTTAGCTCAAGATACAATATTTGATGATGTTGAAAATATAGCCTCAAATGATCCTGATTTAGCTCAATATAATAACCAAACACCTTATTTACTAAAACTAAAAAAAGTTACAAAAAGATTTGTATCTAGATTTTTAGCTGACGGAACTTTACAAATATCTTTTGGAGCAGGTATTTCAGATAAGGATGATGAACAAATAATCCCAAACCCAGATAATATAGGTTTAGGTCTTAAAGATGGTAGTAGTAAATTAAATTTAGCTTTTGATCCTTCTAACTTTTTACTAACTCAAACCTATGGAGAAGCTCCATCTAACACAACATTAACAGTTAATTACTTAATAGGAGGAGGTATAGCAGCTAATGTTGGAGCTAATACAATAACAAAGGCTGATACTTTAAGTATAACTCAAAAACCAAATTTAGTAGTACCAACAGCTAATTTTATTAGAGAATCAATTATTTCTACTAACCCAGAAGCAACAACAGGAGGGGGAGTAGGAGATACTGTTGAAGAAATCAGAACAAATACAATGGCAGCTTTTTCTGCTCAACAAAGAACAGTAACAAAAGAAGATTACATAGTAAGAACGTATTCTATGCCTTCTCGTTTTGGTAAAATAGCAAAAGCTTATATTACTCAAGATGATCAATTAACACCATATACATCAGATGCAAATAGAATACCAAACCCTTTAGCCTTAAATTTATATGTGTTAGGATTTGATGGTAATCAAAAATTAATAAATTTAAACACAGCTACAAAAACAAATTTAGCAAATTATTTAGAACAACATAGAATGTTAACGGATGCCATTAATATGAAAGATGGATATGTAATTAATATTGGTATAGATTTTGAAATAACTACATTTAAATCTTAT